GTTATGCTAGTAATAATAACTAATAATAGGATTTGTTTCATTTTGCTATTTTTTAATTAGTTTGCTAAAATACTTATAATAACTTATTCTTCTTCATCCCATTCGTAATGCTCACCGTAGAGGTCTGGTTCCATTTGTTAGGCAGTTTATACAGATTGATTGATTGGGTAACAACACGGGTAGTGGTTCTTTGCAGATCACACAGTTATTCTGATGGCTCATTTCGTTGGAATTGAATTCTTACTTTTTCATCAATGGGTATAGGATCACCTATCTCATCGATTCTTACAAATCGTACGTTAGTGTGTAGAACAACAGTTTGTGTGCCACTGTATACGTTGTGAGCCCTAGCTTCCATGTACAGAGTGATACTAGTTGTACCTACATGCGTGATGTTTCCGTAGATCTTAAGCAGCTGACCTTCCTTTGCGGGCTTCTTAAAGATGCACTTGTCAATCATTACAGTGACCATCCGGGGATTGTTACAGACTTCCATAGCATAAGCTGCTGCAGCTGCATCTAGCCAAGCTAGTAGCTTACCCCCAAACAGGTTAGCATGAAATCCTAAATCCGACTTTTTAATAGGATGTGTTGTGATTAGTTGCATTACCAGTGTTTGTTTTCTCTTTCCCAGTAGAATTCTAGTTGTTCTTGTTCCCAGTTGTAATATCTGCCTACTACATCACATTTGAAGATGCTATGGATATTCTCATACTGAGCTACAGTTATAACTTCTTTATCTACGATGTTTGTTAGTACGTTTACTATGAAGGTGTAGTTAGATCCGGTGATTATTCCTGCCTCTACTAGTACGATTTTAGTTTTAGTCAGCAGCGGTAGCTTTTTCATAAAAGCATCCCTGTAGGGCTGGGGGTCTTCATCGGGGTAGGGTACATCCACGGGTATCATCTCCATCATTTCACCCATAGAGCTTAGATGGTGTGCTATGTGCATGGAGATACTGGAGCTGTAGTCTGGAGATATATTTAGAATCAAACCGTTTAAGGGGTTGATCCCGTATTCTTCAAGATCCTTACAGACACTCTGGATAGTAATCCACTCTTCTTCTCTATTTACTTTCATCAGTTACTTAAGGGTGCTTTAATACTTGGGTGTGATTGATAGTTTTTTAATATTACGTCTACAGGTGAACTACAGAAGATTCCATCCCTAACATGTACTGTAGGTAATTCCATCGGCTTTCTACCTATTTGTTCTTTAGCTTGTTTGATATGATTCAAATATAAATGAGTATCACCCAAGTTTCCAATTAATTCATCAGGTACCATATCAACCTCATTTGCTATCATTTCAAGTAGTAAGCCGTATGAAGCTATGTTAAACGGTAAACCTAAGAACGTATCTACACTTCTTTGATTCCACATTAGAGAGATTGCTCTATACTTTTCAGGATTAACAATCTTTTCGTCTCTGGTAGTTAGTCTTGTATAAACTTGAAATCCATAATGACAAGGTGGTAAAGTCATTTTATCCAACTCCCCTACATTCCAAGCAGATACCATTAATCGTCTGCTATCAGGATTTGTTTTAAGGTCGTTGATTAGGTTTGCGATTTGGTCAATATACATAGAGCCAGCTTCATAGATGTTTCCTCCATCTGGGTGAGGTAGTGATGTTTCAATTCCTTTACCTACTCTCCAGCTTCGCCACTGTGCTCCATAGATTGGACCTAAATTACCCCACTTCCTAGCAAACTCATCATTAGTTTTAACTCGTTCAATGAAATGATTCAGATCTGAATGAGGTTCCCATGCTTGAACTTTACTTGAATAATTCTTATAAGCATCACCATTCCAAATATGACAATCGTTGTCTATGAGGTACTTGATGTTGGTATCTCCCTTTAGAAACCAAAGTAATTCAGTTACTATAGTTTTAAACGCCATCTTCTTAGTAGTAAGAAGTGGAAACCCTTCAGACATCTTATGTCGGATTTGACGACCAAATACAGAAAGTGTACCTGTACCGGTTCTGTCTTTCTTGACTTTACCGTTTGTAATGATGTCAGACAAAAGGTTCTGATAGTCTTTATCTAGTTTATTCATTGTTGAAATGCTTGGATTTTAGCGTCTACTTCTTTTAACTCTGACCAAGTGCCTAGATATGTGATTGCTCTTACCTTTCGGTTATCAATCCATACGTACTCCTGTCCGTCTTTGATTCTAGGTTTATCCATTACCAATCCGTGGTACTTGAAACTATTTTGTTTTAGCCAATTCTCAGTTATGGTTCTGTCTTTAGACTCTCTAGCAGTAAAGAAGGTGATAATATTACCTTCATCATACCACTTGTTGATGATTTCTAAAGCATTTGGTAAAATGTTGGCTGTGAGATACAGATGACTATCCTCGTTTTTGATGTCATTACAGATAGTACCGTCAATATCAATAAGAAAAATCTTGTTCATGGAGAAGCGTTTTGCAGTATCAAATATAAATATAAATTTGTAATGTTTAAACTTTTAATGTATATTTATAGTGTACCAACAAACCTTTAAAGTATGAGTGAAGATCAGCAACCTTACGAAACTCCTGAAATGACTTCAGAGCAAATGCAGGAAAAACGTGCTCAGCTTGATGCTTTCTATAATGATGTTATTCCTCATCTTGAGAAACAACTGAAGTATGAAGAGCTTCGTGCAGCTATTGAAATTGCACGTTTGAAGAATCTCCAAGCTCAGGTGACTATGGCTAATATGATGGCACCAGAAGTTGAAGAAGATGATGACGATGCTACTGAACAGCCCTTCAAAAGAACTCTAAAAAGAGAGAAATGATGGCAATCGTAAATCAAGTAGCAAAGAAAGTTGTACTACCCCGCTGGAACATTGTACAGTTTCAGATCATGGTGTATTGCTATTTGAGTAATACTTCAGTTAGCAGTGCTGATTTAGATTGCCTAACTCATCTTGGTGTAGATCAAGAGGCAGAGCTTACTGAGTTCTGTAATAAGATTACAGACTTGGGGGTATTTAAATCTCCGCAAAGTGCAAGAAATGCTTTATCAAAAGCAGAGAAGAAAGGTTTGATTATTAAGAAGGGTAAGAGTAAAAAGAAGATTTCTGTTCACCCTGATATTAATATTCAAACTGAAGGAAACATTCTGTTGGACTATAAGTTTGCTCATATTGAATCCAAGAAAGCCTAAACAAGCAATTAAGAAGACGGCTCAAGCGGAGACTGTTAGTGAGCAGCTTGTATCAGATCTAACGCACTACTTTTGGTTAAGAGCAAGAAAAGATATATCTAGTCTTGAATACCCTAGAGTTAGTATTGCAAATTTTGGTACATTCATAGTCAGATATAATAGGATGGAGAAACAGATTGAGAAGTACGAGGAAATTCTTGGTAAACTCAATATGACCAGATATAGAGACTATCAAATATTTGATGAGTTGTCTAAAAGAGTAAGTAGAATGAAGACTTTGATTCTACGGTTAGAAACTGAACGAACTGAAAGATCCGAACATTATGAAATTAAAAACGCTAATAGAGAACCTAAAAACGATCTGGAAGAACAAGACACTGATTCTTGAAGGTCTTAGGTACAAAATTTTCAAAACTGAATTAACCGAGAGGGTATATGCTAAAAGACATTCTATCTGTGCGACTTGTCCTAATAGAACAATGGAGTCTTATAAATGCATTGCTCCTGGAACACAACCCTGCTGTTCATTATGTGGTTGTTCTTTGTCTCTTAAACTTAGATCTTTAAGTTCAGAGTGTCCTGCTGAAAAGTGGAAAGCCCACTTTACAGATAAGCAGGAAGAAACTTATTTAAAAAATTATGGGCGTTAAGTTTTTACCTGAAGATCACAAATATGTTAGTATTGATCCGGCTGAGAATATCAGTTGGATGAGTGTTACATCATTGATTAGTAAACTTAAGCAGCCTTTTGAGGCTGAAAAGATTGCTGAAAAGTCCTCTAAAAACAGAAGATCCAAGTGGTATGGTATGACCAAGGATCAAATTCTTTCTGTGTGGAAGTCAGAATCGGAAAGAGCTATTACTGTTGGAAACTGGTACCACAACCAAAGAGAAGAAGATCTTTTGGGTTTAGATAGTATTGAGCGTCATGGTAAGGTTATTCCTATTATGCAACCCTTGGCTGATAATTCCGGTTTTAAGGTTGCTCCAGACCAACGTCTTACAGATGGCATGTATCCTGAGCATTTTGTTTATATGAAAAGTTTGGGTATTTGTGGTCAATCAGATCTTGTAGAAGTTGTAGATGGTGTAGTTCACATTACGGATTATAAAACCAACAAAGAAATCCGTAGTAAGAGCTACAAAGACTGGGAGGGTTTGTCTCAAAAGATGAACCCCCCGGTCAGCCATCTTGATGATTGCAATCTAAACCACTACAATCTACAGCTTTCTATCTATATGTACATGATTCTTAAGCATAACCCAAAGCTTAAGCCTGGTACATTGATGATTCAGCATATTATGTTTCAGGATGAGGGTAAAGATCAAAACGGATACCCTATTTTAAAGACAAACATTGATGGAGATCCTGTTATTAAAGATGTTATATACTACGATATTCCATATCTTAAAGATGAAGTCCTTGCACTAGTCAAGTGGTTTCAGGATAATAAATCTAAATTCAAATGATAATAAGACTCTTCGATGTACAGAACGGTAAAGTAATTCCCTCTGAGCACTGTTATACACTAGAAAGTCTGAAGAAGATTATAGATACGTATAATGAAAATGCACCTAAAGTATATACGTACATCTTTTACATGACTTGCCCAGATCCGGATATCAATCCATTTTTTAACGTACTGGAGTCTGAAAAAGAAGAATTAGTTCTTAGAGAAGTTAATATGGATTACTCTACAGAAGATCCTGAGATTTTAGAAGCAATGGATTTGTGTAGAAAGTTGTATGAAACTCCTACATTTCGTGCATACAAGGGTATTGCCAGTATGCTTGATAGACTTGCTCGGTACATGGAAACCACTGATATTGAGCATGGTAGAGACGGTAATATAAACTCTTTGATTAATGCTGCGGCTAAATTTGAACAGATTCGCAACTCATTTAAGGGAGCTTATAGTGATTTGAAAAATGAACAAAAAACTACTGTCCGTGGTGGACAGGGTCTAGCATATGATCAATTATGAACGATAACTTTCACGACTATCTTTTTCATTACAATGTTTATGAAAAGCTTTGGTATGTTTTTACAAGGGACGACTCTAATAATTATTTTAGTGATAGAGCCTCTATAAAGACTTTATCCGCACCAGATATTAAAATCTTGATCAAGGCTATTGCTGAAGGAGTTACTATTGAGTAATGTTTATTACTGTACCTACATATAGAAATGGTGAGTGGACTGAAACTTCTTTTGATTCAAGAGAAGACTTCAGAAATTTTTTGCTTACACTTTTTAAAGAACCGGGGCAGTATGAATTTGATGAGAGTTCTAAACTTTTTCAAGAACAATCTGATAAATTTAATTCTTTAGGTTACTACACGGATGCTCCGTTTAGATCCAAAGACTTTATAAACTATTGGGATCAAGAGAAAAAGAAGTGTCGGAATGGTGTAATATTCGTGGGTAAAAGAACCACCTGGTATCTTACTAGAGATTATTACATGTGGCTTAACTTCCTACCCATCTATGATAAAGAAGAAAAGAAATACGGTTTTGCAAAAGTTCGTGATGCTCAGTATCACATGGCAATGTATGAGATCTTAGCAGAACTTTCATTTAAACATGTTGCTATTTTAAAGAAACGTCAGATTGCATCATCTTACTTTCATATGGGTAAACTCATCAACCAATACTGGTTTGAAGAAGGTTCTATCTGTAAGATTGGCGCAAGTCTAAAAGACTACATTAATGACAAGGGTTCATGGAAGTTTCTTGATGAATATGCAAACTTTGTAAATGAACACACCGCGTGGTATAGACCTAATAACCCAAACAAAATTCTGCTGTGGGAACAAAAGATTGAAGTACGGATTGGTGGTCGTATAAGTAAAAAAGGTCTTATGTCTAAGATCCAGGGTCTTTCATTTGATAAAGATGCAACAACCGGTGTTGGTGGACCTGTAACTTATTTCTTTCATGAAGAAGCTGGTATTGCTCCTAAGATGGATAAGACGTATGAGTATATACGTCCTGCTGTTCAGTCTGGCTTTATTACTACTGGTACTTTTATTGCTGCAGGATCTGTGGGTGATCTGGATCAGTGTGAGCCTCTTAAACAAATGATTTTAAACCCCGAAGTAAATGATATCTATGCTGTTGAGACTAATCTCATTGATGATCAAGGCACCATTGGGACTGCTGGCCTTTTTATTCCTGAGCAGTGGAGCATGCCTCCTTTTATTGATGAGTTTGGTAACTCACTTGTGCAATCTGCTCTTGCTGCCATTAACTTGGAAAGAGAAAGGTGGAAGAAGGACTTAGCACCTGAGCAGTATCAACTACGTATTTCTCAGAAGCCAACTAATATTCAGGAAGCATTTGCTTTTAGAAAAATATCTGTATTCCCCACTAATCTTGTTACAGCTCAATTAAAAAGAATTGAAGAAAAAGAGTATCCTTTTGAATTTTTAGAACTAGAATACGGAGAAGACGGAAAAATCGTAGCAAAAGACACAAGAAAATTGCCGATTCGTGAATTTCCTATTTCTAAAAAAACAGAAGATAAAACGGGGGTTCTTGTAGTTTATGAAAGACCGGTGGCTAATGCAGAGTTTTCTACATACTATGCATCTGTTGACCCCGTGGGTGAGGGCAAAACAACCACCTCAGAGTCTCTCTGTAGCATTTTTGTGTACAAGAACCCAGTGGAGGTTACCCGTGAGACAGATAACGGCATAGAGAGCTTTATTGAGCAGGATAAAATTGTAGCCTCTTGGTGTGGTAGATATGATGATCTAACCAAAACTCACCAGATGTTGGAGAAGATCATTGAATGGTATAACGCATGGACTGTTGTGGAGAACAACGTATCTCTGTTTCTTCAATACATGATCTCTAGACGTAAGCAGAGATACTTGGTACCTAAGAGTCAGATGCTTTTCTTAAAAGACATTGGTTCTAATGCTAACGTATTTCAAGAATATGGTTGGAAGAATACCGGTAACTTGTTTAAGGGTCATTTGCTTTCTTATGCAATTGAGTATCTCAAAGAAGAAATTGATGTAGTGACAAAAGCAGACGGGGGTATTGTAAAAACTACTTATGGGGTAGAGCGTATTTCAGATCCTATGCTGTTAAAAGAAATGATGGCATATCACCCTGGCCTTAACGTTGACCGATTAGTAGCGTTTGCTGCATTAATTGCTTTTGCAAAAGTGCAACAATCTAATCGCGGATATGCAAAAAGAAAAGAATCTACCATCAAAGGTTTGGAAAAGTCAGATAATTTGTATAAATTAAAAATGAGCCCGTTTAGACATATGGGAGCATCATCTATTTCCAAGTCTCGTAATCCATTCAAAAATTATAGATAATGTTTACGACTATTACTTCTACAAGTGATCACACATCTTTTTCGTACGTGTACATAGATGAATTAACAGATATGGAGTACACAACAATTTATGTGCTTAACACAATTGAAGAATTATGAAGATTTATAATGCACTAGATCTTAAAGCTGGAGCCAAAGCGGAATACAGTAAGACTGGTACTCTGATTCAGCCTGTTCAGTTTATTCCTAGAAAAGAAAAAGATGAAGAGTGGGCTGCTTGGAATATGGACTGGCATGAGTGGCAGGGCATTAAACAACTTAGAAGAAATTCAAGACGTATTCTTAAAAACTATAAGCTTGCAAAAGGTATTATTGATAAAACAGATTATATCATTGAGCCTGATAATGAATATGCAGATCTTGTAGATACACTTATCCAAGAGGATCAGTCTGCTCTTGAGATTAAGTTTTATCCCATTATTCCTAATGTAATTAACGTACTTACAGGTGAGTTTGCTAAACGCTATTCACGTGTAACATTCCGTGCAGTAGATGACATCTCTTACAATGAAATGATGGAGATGAAGAGAGCAATGATTGAAGAAACATTGCTTTCACGAGCTGAGCAAAAACTGATGGCTAATTTGATTGCACAAGGATTTGATCCTGAATCAGAGGAAGCACAGCAAGTTCTTAATAGAGATAATCTTAAGAGTCTTCCAGAGATTGAAGATTTCTTTTCTAAAGATTACCGCAATCTTATAGAAGAATGGGCAATGCACCAGCTTAAGGTTGACGAGGAAAGATTTAAAATGCAAGAACTTGAAGAGCGCGGGTTCCGTGATATGCTTATTGCAGACCGTGAGTTCTGGCACTTCAAGATGAATGAGGATGACTATGAGATTGAACTTTGGAATCCTGCCCTTACATTCTATCACAAGTCTCCAGATATCCGTTACATTTCTCAGGGTAACTGGGTAGGTAAGATGGATATGATGACCGTATCTGATATTATTGATAAGTACGGTTATCTGATGACTGAAGATCAGCTTATGTCATTGGAGGCTATTTATCCAGTACGTTCTGCAGGATATCCTATTGGAGGAAGTCAGAACGATGGAACTTACTATGACGCTACTAAGAGCCCCGAGTTCAATAGTATTGAGAATGGCTCTCTTGGTTATAGACAATTTATGTCTACATATCAAAACAGCTCATACACAGGTGATGTAGTAAATGAGATTCTTAATGAATCTGAAGACATGTTTGATAACGAGACAGCATTTATGCTTCGTGCTACTACTGTTTACTGGAAGTCACAACGTAGAGTTGGTCACCTAACTAAGATTACTGAGGAAGGTGAAATTCTACAAGATATTGTAGATGAGACTTTTAAGGTTACCGAGAAGCCTATTTACAATTTGTCATTTAACAAAAACAAGACTAAAGAGAATCTTGTATTTGGTGAACACATTGAGTGGATTTGGATTAATGAAACTTGGGGTGGTGTAAAGATTGGACCTAATGCTCCTACATTCTGGGGTCAGAAGAATCTTTCTGGTCTTGATCCTATCTATATTGGTATTAATCAACCTAAAGTTGGAAGACTTAAGTTTCAGTTTAAGGGTGATAATACGTTGTACGGTTGTAAACTACCGGTTGAAGGTGCTGTATTTTCAGATCGTAACACACGTTCAACATCTTTGGTAGATTTGATGAAGCCTTACCAGATTGGATATAACATTGTAAACAATCAGATTGCTGACATTCTTGTAGATGAACTTGGTACAGTTATCCTACTGGACCAAAATGCATTACCTCGTCACTCTTTGGGAGAAGACTGGGGTAAGAACAACCTGGCAAAAGCATTTGTGGCAATGAAGAACTTCCAGATGTTACCTCTGGATACTTCTATTACAAACACAGAGAATGCTTTGAACTTCCAACACTATCAAGTTCTTAGCCTTGAGCAGACAAATCGTTTAATGTCTAGAACTCAACTGGCTAATTACTTTAAGAACCAAGCGTTTGAGTCTATTGGTATTAACATGCAACGCATGGGTAGTCCACTAGAACAGCAAACAGCTACCGGAGTACAAGCATCTCTTGAAAGCTCATATGCACAAACAGAGATCTACTTTATTCAGCACTCTGATTACTTGATGCCACGTGTACACCAAATGCGTACAGACCTGTCACAGTACTACCACAGTAATAAACCTTCAGTTCGTCTTCAGTACATTACTACTGCTGATGAGAAGATTAATTTTCAGTTAAACGGTACAGATCTTCTTCTTAGAGATCTTAATGTATTCTGCACTACTAAAGCTAACCATAGACAAGTTCTTGAGCAGATGAAGCAGCTTGCAATGACTAATAATACTACCGGAGCAACTATCTATGACCTGGGTAATATTATGAAATCAGATAACATTGCAGAGGTTTCACGTATTCTGAAAGAAGCTGAAGCTAAGCAACTTGGTCAGAAAGAAGCAGAAATGCAGCAAATGCAGCAAATGAAGGAGCAAGAAATTCAAGCTCGTCAGCAAGAGGCTATGATGAAGATGCAGTTTGAGCAAGAAGAAGCTGATAAAGATCGTCAGAAGGATATTACAGTTGCTGAAATTAGAGCTGCTGGATATGGTTCTATGCAAGACATTAATAAGAATGAGGTATCAGACTTCCAGGATGCATTAAAAGATATCCGTGAGACTGATCGCTATAGAGAACAAATGACTATTAAAAGAGAGTCAGAAATTAATAAGGGTGCCATGCATCAAGACAAGATGGGTATTGAGCGTGAAAGACTGCAAACACAACGTGAAATTGCAGAAAAACAGCTTCAGGTTGCTAGAGAGAATAAGAATAAGTACGATGTTCAACAAAAGAAAAAGTAACTATAGCCTTATTACTGCAAATTTTTTAGACTAAACCAGTAAACGGTTGCAAATCTTATAAGTTTATCTAATTTGCAATCCGTATATTATTAGTGAGATAAACCAAAACATTGACATAATGGCCGACGATAAAACCAACCTCACGGACCACACCACCGTTAACCAAGTAGATATTGATCTTGATGATCTATTTGGCGGTGCACCGGGTTCTGACAGTATCGTTCTTCCTGACTCTACGCCAAAGAAACCAAATATGTTTTCTACGGCATCAGTAGACCTCTCCTTCATTGATGAAGATGATGATACTGATACTGATGATGGAAAAGCAACCACCGAGGATACCACGGATGTTGCTGATGACGCTAAAGCTACCCCTGATACGGGTGATACTTTAGATGACATCTTGAACGACACTGATAATCAAGATAATGAACCCAGTAAAGCGGGTCGTAAGAAAGTAGACAAGTCAGGACTTGTAGAAGTCATGTCTAAATTGGTAGAAGAAGAACTTCTTATTCCATTTGATGATGACAAGTCTTTTGATGAGTACACCGTTGCTGACTGGAAAGAGCTTTTAGAAGCAAACTTCCAGGAAAGAGAAAATAAAGTGAGGCAGGATACTCCTCAACAGTTCTTTGAATCACTACCTGAAGAGCTCCAATATGCTGCTAAGTATGTTGCTGATGGTGGTCAAGATATGAAAGGTTTGTTTAGAGCCTTGGCAGAAGCAGAAGAGACACGTGAATTGTCTGTTGAATCTGAGTCTGGACAAGAGGAAATTATTAGACAATATCTTTTGAATACAGGTTTTGGTACTTCAGAAGAAATTTCTGAAGAAATTGATACCTGGAAAGATCTTGGCAAACTTGAACAACAAGCTAAAAAGTTTAAGCCGAAATTGGACGCAATGCAAGAAGGAATTCTTATGGATAGACTTGCAGAGCAAGAGCAAATGAAAAAGCAGCAAGAAGCCGCTGCTCGTCAATACATGCAAAATGTATATGAAGCTCTTAAGCCGGGTGAGGTAAATGGTATTAAGCTTGATAAGAAAACTCAAGCTAATCTTTACCAAGGTTTGGTACAACCAAACTACCCGTCTTACATGTCAGGTAAAAAGACTAACCTCCTAGGTCACCTCTTGGAGAAGTATCAGTTTGTAGAACCTAACTACGGATTGATTGCAGAAGCTGCATGGTTGCTTTCTGATCCAGAAGGATACAGAAACAAAGTGCAGGAGATTGGTAAGAGTAAAGCAGTTGAAAAGACTGTACGCCAACTTAAGACTGAGCAATCAAACAGAACAAGTTCTACTGCTGCTAATTCAAGAGATGACGAACCAAACAGAAGAACCATTACTCGTCCGGGTAATATCTTTAAAAGAAACTAACGTAATACGTTTTTATTAATTTTTTATTAATTTTTTTTTCATTAACTTAATCTATATTTAAAATGGCAACACCTGTTTTAAACAACGGTATCTTTTTAAGAGATACTCAGTATCAGGCATCCAGCCATGTAGATTCTTACCACCTGGTAAACATGTTGAAGTCGGCTGAGCCGATGGACATGGGTCCAGTTGATTTGTGGGCTATGGCACAAAAGGTAGAGATGCCTTTGTATCAAATGGCTTCTTTCGGCGGTAAGAATACTATCATGGTTGACAATGCTAAAGGAGAGTACAAGTGGCAGGTTCCTGTTACTCAAGACCTTCCTTACATCATTGAAGACATTGAGACTGGCAACACCTCTAAGGGTATTGACGGTACTACCTTCAAAATTAAAATTAACAAGCGTACTTTCGGTCACGGTGATATCATTACCTACGATAAGTACAACGGTGCTGAAATGTACATCACTGCAGAAGATATTCTTCCTGCTGGTGACGGTTTCATTTACACTGTACAGCTTGTAAATAATGACAACGTGAAGTTCTTGGAGAACAAGTACCTGGCTTCCGGTACTAAAGTTTTCCGTAAAGGTTCTGCACGTGGTGAGTACGGTGAGCGTTTCTCTGATATCGGAGAATTCGGTGCTGGATTCCGTGAGTTCTACAACTTCGTAGGAGGTGCAGAAGCTCACGTACACTACAGCATTTCTTCACGTGCTGATATGATGATCAAAGGTGGTCTTAACCAAGATGGTTCTGTACCTGTAACTGAGATCTGGAGAAACTTTGACAAGAACATTGATCCTTCTATCACTTCTTTGGAGATGATGGCTAGCCGCATGGGTAAAGACTACGTAAAGAAAGCTATGGCAAATGGCTCTTTGAACCGTACTTTCTTGACCACTCTTGAAGCTGCTCACCTGTCTAAGATTGCTACTGACATGGAAACTTACCTCATGTGGGGTCATGGTGGACGTGTACGTCAAGATGGTCCAGATGATGTTCGTCTGTCTGTAGGTTTGTGGAAGCAGCTTGATAACTCTTTCAAGCGTGTATACAACAAGTCTTCTTTCTCTCTTGATATGTTCAAGGCTGAATTGTACAACTTCTACCAAGGTCGTGTTGAACTACAAGGTCCAGACCCCAAGCGTCAGATCATTGTACAAACTGGTCTAGGTGGTATGAAGCTTGTTAACGAGGCTATTAAGAAAGAAGCTTTCGGAACTGGTCTTACCGGTATGGTAGTTAATGGTGATAAGTCTGGTATCAATGCGATCTCTGGTTCTAGTGCAATGGATCTTAACTTCGGTTTTGCATTCACTAGCTATGTGATTCCATTCTTGGCAAACGTTAAGTTTGTTTTGAATCCTGCATTTGACAACTTGCATACCAACGACATTGAAAACCCATTGATTGACGGTCACCCCTTGAGCTCTTACAGCTTTGTAGTATTTGACATCACCGAAACTGGTAATGACAACATCTACTTGTTGAAGCTTTCTTGGGATAACCAATTGAAGTGGTTCTATCAGAATGGTACTATGGACTACATGGGACGCAGTCAAGGTTTCCAGTCTTCTGGTAACTTTAACGGATACCGTGTATTCATGACTCAAAACATGCCTGCTCTGTGGGTTAAAGACGCTACTAAAGTGTTGAAAATTGTTATGAGAAACCCAATTACTGGCGGATCATTCTAATAAGAAATAGGGTAGAGGGGGTAGCAATACCCCCTTATACCTTTACCTTGTCGTGCATCATTTATGATGCTTCACCTGTGCATGCCAGCAGATTTGTTTCTAGAACAAGTTTAGAGGTCGGCAGCCTCTCCAGGTACTAATTAGTGATAAACCCCAAAACCAACAATTATTAACCAACAATAATCACTATGTCATCTGTAACAATCGTTGAAAAGTATCAACAATCTAAGAGCAACAAAGTTGCTGTTAAACCGTTCTTTGAACCAACCGTAACCAACATGGGTCTTGAGAAATATGGAATGTCTCTCATGGATGGTGTTTATCATGAAGAGCAACTTGCTTGCTTAGAGTTTAATGGTATTAAGCGTTACTTGACTGGACTCAATGAGTTTGCTCCAGAAGTTAAACTTCTTCCGGATGATCAAAGAGATGCTATTATTCAAGACATTCGCAAGACTGTAGCACAACTTGAAAGAGAACTTGCTTCTAATATCATTAACCTAGATGATCCTGAGTTCTGGAATAAGGTAAAACTTCTTCGTCCAGATAATGATGAGTTCTGGGGTAGGATTACTATCCGTTGTGGTAATGAGCCTTTGTTCTTGGATCCTGTAAGAGATCCGTATGATCTGATTAAACTGAGAGCTATTGAAGCTGGTGGTTTTTCAATTATAGCTAAAAGCTTGCAACATGCTAAGAGTATGCCTGTTGCACCTAAGTTTTTCCTTGATAAAGTAGAAACCACAGCTTCTACTACAACTGAACTTAAGAAGTTGCGTAACAAAGCTCTTGCTGAATTGCAAAAACTTTTTGATAAATCACCACAAAAGCTTTTTCTTGTCGCAAAAGTTGTTGATATTAATAGTGCCCAGTATAAGAAATCTACTCCTAACGATGTTATTTATGACAACATGGATAGATTTATTAACGGTGAGTCGGTAGAAAAGAACAAGAAAAAAACTGCTGAACAGTTCTTAGATGCTGCTAGATTAGATATGGAAACTATTAAGATTAAATCAGTAGTAAAGGATGCAACATATTACCGCTTCCTTGCAACTAAACCTGATGGTTTTATTTACCATATGGATTCTGGTACAGCTCTTGGAAAGACCCCGCTGGCTGTAATTGAATATCTTAAAAACCCACTCAATCAGGATGTTCTTATTGGACTGATGGAAAGAGTAGAAAAAATGTGGAACGAGTAATGGCTGAAGATAAAGATCCATTTGCAGATTGGTTAGGGGAGCTTGAAAAAGCTTCCCAACCGACCTGTAATATTGACAATCCTGAAGATTGTGAAGCTTGTGGTAGTTAATGAAGTGTTTAATCCATGAATAAGAAGAAATTATCACCAGAAAAAGGTCCAAGAAAAATGAAGCTTTATGATGAAAGCTTGAATAAAAAGAAGTACGGTGGTGGATCAAATAACAAGTCTGTTAAAAAAGGCTTTAAAAGAATGAAGTAATGACTAATGCAGCTCTACAGCTTAAGATTAAGCAACGTCTTAACAAGCTAGCCAGCAATGACTATGATAACATAGAGTGTTGGCAGATAGTAGAGGCTTTTAATAAAGCTCAAGTTGAATGGGTACGTCGTCAATTGCACGGCAATAACTTATTTAAAGAGGGTGATGAAGGCTCTAAAAGACGTGTAGATGATCTGCAGATTCTTCTTATTCAGAGTAAATTGTATGGTAATAATAGAAAGAAGTACTTTGAATCAAGAGAACTTCCTTCTAATTACCTGCAGTATAAGCGTGTAGATGCTTATGCTAAATCTGAATGCTGTCCTGAAAGAGGGATTACAGTATACTTGGCAGAGGAGGCAAATGCTGAACAATTTCTTAGAGATATGTATCGTCAACCAAGTTTTGAATGGGGTGAGACTTTTTGCACGTTGATTGGTAATAGAATAAGAGTGTATACTGATAACAAGTTTGATTTATCAGATTGCAGTTTTACTTATTATAGACAACCAAAAAGAATTGAAATTCTAAACTGTGTTGACCCTTATACTGGAGTTGCTTCTGCTCAAAATATTATCTGTGAATTTAAAGATGATATTGTAGAACTTCTTATTGATGAAACAGCAAGCATACTTGCTGGTGATATTGAATCTACTAATCAGTTTCAAAGAGGAACACAATCAGCTGAACGCAGCAACTAATGGCACTACAAAGACTCAAAACGTCTGAAGATAAGGCATTTGCAACCTTGGTTGGCAATTTGTTTGCATCTACTACAGTAGCTCATATGCTGCATTTAAAGGTAACCGGTGAAGGTTCTTACTCTCAGCATAAAGCTCTTGGTGAGTATTATGAATCTCTTCCCGGATTTCTTGATTCAATTGTTGAAGGATATCAAGGTCATCATCTTAAGCTTCTTGAACCTATAATTGTGACTCCTCCGAGCTTAAAGACTGTAAAAGAATTTGTTGATCATCTAAATTCTTTGTATATTATTATTGACGAAGCACAGCAGGCAACTATGTGTAGTTCTTTAAAGAACGTTCTAGATGAAGCTAAAAGCTTAGTCAACACTACAAAATACAAGCTCTATTTTTTGAGCTAGTTGTTTTTTCTTTTAACCTAAATTCTATTTAATCATGGCATATTTTCCCCATGCGTATAAAAAAGTGTTCGTAGCCGCTTCAGTTGAAACAGCTGCAGGACAAAAGTCACATCAGTTGTCAGCCGGTGAGCTGGGACTGTTGGACAAAACATTTACCTCAGTTGCTGCTGGTGGTGCCGTTGCAGGTGGTCTTTACTACTTGGCACAAGGTAGCTATCACACAACTGACAAACTTGGACCTTTTCACGGAGGTTACAAAGAGTCTGTTAAATCTAAGGGTATCAACCCTAAGTTTATCAGCAAAGTATGGACTGTAGCCGCTGCTGCTCCTACTAATGCTATCTTGACTGTAGAAGCTCAAGGTGATTGCTTTAAGTGTGGTGTTGAGCGTTACCTTCGTCTTGACATTAAGGGTTCGCCTGCACTCCGTTTCTTGGGTCGTAACGCTTACTTTGTAGGTGACTTTACCAGCTACTGCTGTGTTACTGGTCAAACTACTGTAGATCCTTACACTGTATTGTCTACTTGGGCTACGCAAATTGCTGGTGATGCTTTGGTATCTCCCTTTGTACAAGCTGTTGTAGAGAAGTGGAATCCTGCTGCTAATGAAGGAGCAGGTGCTTGGGTATCTTCTGCAGGTCACACTGTAACTACTTCTAGCCACGGTAAATTTCGCATTGTTCTTACTGGTGCATATGTAGATACTAAGTTTGGTGATTGCTCATTTTCTCCAACCGATTTCTACGAAAGAGAGCCTGTTCAGCTTCTTGCTTCTGAGATTGATGAAACTGGTAACGCTTGTAACGTAGCTTGTACTGTTATTACTGAAGTACAACGTGGTGAGCAAGGTAACGGATTTGGTGAAACTGTTCTTCGTGAGTTCATTCTGTCTAACAGATATGCTCAAGAAGATTTTCAGACTGATCCAAGAATGCGTGAGATTTTGAATGATATTGCTTTGACTGGTGTTTCTCGTAATGCTAGCTACAAAGCCTTTAACATTCTTCACAGCATTCCTCGTTCTTACAATCCATCAGGTATGCACAATAGTGATCAGTACTTGTTGACTGTATACGCTGTTGACGGTTCTGCCGCATCAACTGCCGTAGGTGCAATCTGCACTGATCTTGCTGACGCTGCTGGTGTTACTGTTGAGGCTTACTAAGAGTTTTTAGTAAAGAAATTTGGGGGAGTGAGAGTTTTATGACTCTCCTCCCCTTTTTTCTTTGATATATGGATCATTTTTAGTAAATTATTTATGAGCACGACTATGTGCGTAATTCTTGTCTGTTATGGGAGCGAAACATCATTTAAGTTTAGAAATTCCGGAAACTGCTAACACTAAACTTTTTAGAGTTAGTGATACCAGTTTCTATGCTAACGACTTAGCAGTAGAGTGTCCTACTCTTCAAATTCTTTCACCTGGTTTTAATGTTGCTAAAGATGTAGAAGCAATTCCAGGGTTTAACTATGTGCTCAACGCTTGCACACTCGGTACTCAAGTATCTGGTTGTGGAGATGTAAATGCTGATCTTGCTGATGGTATTTATGTTATTCGCTACAGTGTGTCTCCAAACACACAAGTATTTGTTGAGTATAACTATTTGAGAGTTACTGCGGCACTTAATCTTTATTACTCAAAGCTTGGTCAATTAGACGTAAAAGCTTGTGAGCCTGATCAAGAAGTTAAAAAGAATCTTGCTGAAATGCGTTTAATCAAATCAATGATTGATGCAGCAAAAGCAAAAGTCGAATATTGCCACAACCCTAAAGAGGGTTATGAACTCTTTGTATATGCTCTAAGACGTTTAGAGAAAGTTTGTGTCTAATTTTTAAAACCAAAAACTAATGGCTATTTGTCCCAACTGCAGGTCTGTTCTCTCTTGCGGCTGTCAACAACGTACAGCATCTAATGGCGCTTCTATTTGTCAGAATTGCCAAACTGAATATGAGAAACAGTTACCTCAAGAAAAGAAATAATTATGACTAACGAAGATAAGGCAGGTATTTACGGTAAGTTTTCTGATTCTATATATAAGAAGTTCAGAGAGCTTAGATATGGTATTACCTCTTGCTGTGATCATAAGTCCTTAGAGGAATATGAGATGAGCAAAGATCTTTGTGATTGGAAGCAGCTTAAAGGTTCTCAAGACCTTTCTGATACTCAGATCAGATACTTTGCTAATATGCCTATTTTCGTTGATGGTCAGAGTGGAGAAATCAGCAGTGATTCACACTACCGCTATGCCGGTTCTGCTTCTAACAGATCCGCTACTGTCACTTATGAATATGCTAGTGATGGTAATGTAAATATTATTGAAGTAAACTCTGGAGGAGCTGTTACACGTATTAACCTTAATCCGGTTATTAACATTGACAGACGTGCTCCATCAGAATTCACCTTTGAGCAACTTACCCCATTGGCTGTTTGGGTAATTACTCATAACCTTGGATTTGTTCCAGGTAATGAGCTTATTACGGATCTTAACGGTAATGAAATTGATGGTATTACTCGTCCTATTAACGATAATACTATTGAGATTACGTTTAGTGAACCAGTAGCCGGATACGCATACTTGAGTTAATATGTCTACTCCTAAGAAAAGAATATTTTATAGTGACCTCAGCTTAGCTAAAAATGAGCTGTTAGATTTCCGTATTGAAAATACATCAACTTCGGAACGTCTCGCTATGTCACTGGGTGCTCCCCATACAGGTCTTGCCGTATGGGATACTGATCTTGAAGGTTTGTATATCTGGCACGTAGATCATTGGGTAAGGGTAGGTGCAACTGTACAACAGATTAATAACTGGAATCAAGCTTATAATGATTCGGTTATTGACTTTACTTTAACACAAGGCACGGATAGTGTATTTACTATTAATCGAAGGAACAGTCCAGATCTTTCTGTAACATACCGAAGTGGTTATATCTATAATCAGGGAGCACCCTCAGATATCTGGGTTATTAATCATAACCTAAATAAAAATCCATCAATTACAATAGTAAGTTCTGCTGGTGAAGAGGTAGAGGGTGCAGTAGTGATTAACTCATTAAATCAAATAACAATAACTTTTTGCGGTGCGTTTTCTGGGAAAGCGTATCTCAACTAATTCTTTTAAATATTATGGCAAAGAAATTTTTTACATCAATTGATCTTAGCAAGTGTGAACTTATTAATGCTAGGATTCACAATTTACCAGATTCACCAGGGTCACCGGTATCTGGTCAGATTTATTTTAACACTGGTGACGGTCAAATGTACTTTTATGATGGTACCGTTTGGCAATCAATGCGAGGTGATATTACCAGCGTTACACTCACTGGTGGAGCTGGAGCAAGCGTTACTCAAAATAATAGCAACGGTGGTGCTTATACTGCAACTATTGACGTTAATGTAGACACTACAACCATTGCTATTAATGGCTCTGACAATCTTTATGTTGTTAAAGATGCGGCATATCTTGAAACGTTTTATACTACTAATGGTACCTTTTCTTCAAATCGTACTGCAACTCTTGGTACCAGCAATCTAACTTTTGACGCTACCTCTACCGGTAAGTATACTATTAAGAATGAGCTTTATCTTGGAGCACAGGCGTCAGGTGGTCATGGTGTATTGCACATTTATGCTCCTTCAGATGCTCTTGGTTCTGGAATTGTTTGGGAAGACGGTACTGCACCTACGGGTATAATTAAGTTCCAACATAATATTGGAGACTTTGTATTTGAAATTAATGGTGCTGAACTTCTTCAATTAGACGGTACAACAGGTAATAAGGGTCTTAAAATTAATAAAGGTGTTGTAGCATCTGTATTTGCACTAGATGTAACCTCAAACTCTGGGTCAGATGTTGCTCGTCTTGAGGGAATGCTTGAGTCTACAACAGAATCTAAGCTTGTTACAATTTCAAATGGTGGTGTTCTTAAGTATCGCACAGTAACAGGTATTAATGCTGATGGTAGAATTCAAAACCTTGGTACAGATGATCTTTCAGTAGATGCTGGTGAGTCTAGAACCTTTACTATTAATGACGCTAGAGCTGATGCTTTTAAAATTGCTGATGTTGATGGTGCTCTTCTAAACTTTAATACTACGGGTGCTACTATTGTAGACAAAGTAGCAACGTTTGGTACCTCTGTTGTAATTGACGGTAACCTTACTGTATCTGGTACTACCACAACTATTTCTACTGAGACTGTAACAATTGCAGATAACATTATTGTTCTTAACTCTAATGCTACGGGCACTGCTACAGAATCTGCAGGTTTTGAGATTGAGCGTGGTACAGATAC